AAACGGTGGTTCACCAACATTGTTATTAGTAACACCAGCTCAAAAAGTTGTGGCTTCTACATTCTCTGGTATTGCAACTCGTTACAGAGATGTACCAGCTAACCAACAAGCTCAAATCATCAACGCTGCGGATGTATACGTTTCTGACTTTGGTATTATCCAAATCGTTCCAGACCGTTTTATTCCTAACAGTGACTCTGATGACACAGCTTTCTTATTAGATACAGAAATGGCAGCAGTAGCTTACCTACGCCCATTCCAAACTAATGAGCTTGCTCAAGTTGGTGACGCTGATTTAACTCAACTTTTAGTAGAATACACACTAGAAGTTAAGAACGAAGCAGCACATGGCATTATCTCTGATTTAACTTAATCAGTGTGAGTTAGCCCTAGCAATAGGGCTTTCTCTTTATAGCTTTTTATGAGAGTTATAAACAGAAAAGGACAAACATGACAGATAAAGTAATTAACAACGGTATCTCACAAACATCTTTCCATGATGATGGTGATGATTTAATTATTGCACATTCACAAAATGTAACAGCTATTGTAGATGCTAACAAAGCAGAATATGCTCAATCAGATGAAAAACAAAGATGGAGTGATGATGCGTTTGGTAATAAGGTTGCGTCAATTCCTTTAGTCGTATTCCAAGAATTAGAAAAACAAGGTATCACTCGTGGATTTACCGTATTAGATATGCCACGATTTAAAGCATGGTTAAATAACCCAGATAACAGAGCATTTAGAACAAGGACAGGCAGAATATAATGGCAGCTTTTACTACATATACAGATTTGCAGTCAACACTTGCAGACTACTTGGCTCGTACAGATTTAACAACACAAATCCCTACATTTATTACGTTAGCAGAAAACAGATTAAGACGTGATTTGCGTATAAGACCTATGCTTAAAGTAGTTACAACATTAACTGCAGCAAGTGATTCTACCGTAGCATTACCTAGTGATTTCCTAGAAATGCGTGATTTGCACGTTGAATCAAGTCCTATACAAACTATTGTATATCAAAATCCAAGTAACTTCTTTAGAAATACAAAGGCATCAACAGCAGATAGTGGCTTACCTAAATTTTATACAGTCATGGGTTCAGAGTTTCAATTTGCACCTATTCCAGACTCTGCATACACACTTAAAATGGTTTACTACGCAGCACCATCCTATTTAAGTTCAACAGTTACATCAAATGTATTTTTAGCTAACTGCCCAGATTTGCTTTTATATGCAAGTTTAGGTGAAGCAGAACCATATTTGATGAATGATGCAAGAGTGGCAACATGGGCACAATTGTATGATAGAGGTCTTAATTCATTAACAGTATCAGACAGTGCTGGTGAAAATCCATCTGCACCAATGGTAATTTCATTAGCAACCAGATAAGGAAAAATTATGTCAGAAATGTCAAACTATTTAGAGAACGCTTTAATTAACGTAACTCTACGAGCAACAGCTTACACAGCACCTACAACAGTATATGTAGCATTATTTACAACAGACCCTACAGACGCAGGTAGTGGTACAGAAGTAACTGGTGGTTCTTATGCTAGAACAGCAGTAACTTTTGGTGCACCTTCTAACGGTGTATCTACTAACTCTGCTGACGTTACATTCCCAACTTGCACAGCTTCATGGGGAACTGTAAGTCATATTGGTATTTATGATGCTTTAACAACAGGTAACTTACTTTACCATACACCTTTAGACACATCTAAAACGATTGACTCTGGTGACATCTTTAAGATTTCATCAGGTAATCTTTCAGTTACTTTAGCGTAAGGATAATTCATGGCTCTAGTAGTCAAGGATAGAGTACAGGAAACAAGTACAACTACAGGAACAGGCACTATTACGCTTGCTGGTGCAGTATCTGGCTTCCAATCATTCTCTTCTATAGGTAATGCTAATACTACTTACTACGCTATTGTAGGTGGTACAGAATGGGAAGTAGGTCTAGGTACTTACACATCTTCAGGCACTACTTTATCTCGTGATACTGTATTGTCATCTTCCAATGGTGGAAGTGCAGTAAACTTTAGTGCTGGCACAAAAAACGTATTTGTAACTTATCCTGCTGGTAAAGGTCTATATACAGACGCTAGTGGTAATGCTATTGCATTAGGTACACCTGCATCTGCGACACTTACAAACGCTACAGGACTTCCTTTATCTACAGGTGTAACAGGTACACTACCTATTGCTAACGGTGGTACAGGTATTACTAGTTTTGGTACAGGTGTAGCAACATTTTTAGGCACTCCGTCATCAGCTAATTTAGCAGCCGCACTTACAGATGAAACAGGTTCAGGAGCAAATGTGTTTGCAACATCCCCAACACTTGTAACTCCCATATTAGGAACGCCATCATCAGGTACATTAACAAGCTGTACAGGTCTTCCATTGACAACAGGTGTAACAGGCACTTTACCAGTAACTAATGGTGGTACAGGTGTAGCTACATTAACAACTGCTTACGGCGTTTTAGCTGCAGGTACAACCGCAACAGGGGCGTTACAAAACATTGGTACAGGTACAAGTGGACAAGTATTAACATCTAACGGTGCAGGTGCATTACCTACATTCCAAACAGCTTCAGGTGGCGGACTTTCTTTACAAGCTATACAAACTAGCGGTTTTACAGCAGTAGCTGGTAATTTATATGCTTGTAATACTACATCTGCAGCATTTACAGTAACACTTCCAGCTTCACCTTCTGCTGGTAACCAAATTGGTATATTTGATTACGCAGGTACATTTGCTACAAATAATGTTACTTTAGGAAGAAACTCATTAAAGATTATAGGTACTTCATCCAATTACGTTCTTAATACAACTCGCGAATCAATTATTTTAACGTATGTAGATGCAACACAAGGATGGGTAGTTACTTCAGCAGCTTATACCGTAACTCCTTTAGCACCACCTTATTATATTGCTTCTTATTTAACAGTAGCTGGCGGTGGCGGAGGCGGTTATTTTGGTGGCGGTGGTGGAGCTGGTGGATTATTAACTGGAACTACCAATATAACAATAGGCACTGTTTATACAGTTGTTGTAGGTGCTGGTGGAGCTGGAGCAAGTAGTTCAGGTGTTGGAACGCAGGGTTCTAATTCTACTTTTACTGGCTTAACAGCAGCAGTTGGTGGGGGTTGGGGTGCATCAAACACAGGAACACAAAGTGGTGGAAGTGGTGGTTCAGGTGGCGGTGCAGCTTGTACTGGAGCTACAAGTACTGGAGGTTCAGGTACATCAGGACAAGGTAACGCAGGTGGTTCTAATTCTACTGCGGCTAATTATGGAGGAGGTGGCGGTGGTGGAGCTTCTGCTGTAGGTTCTAATGGAACTTCTTCAGTAGGAGGTAATGGCGGTGCTGGAACTGCATCTTCTATTACTGGCTCATCAGTAACTTATGCAGGCGGTGGTGGTGCTGGTATTCAAAGTGGAACAGGCGGTACAGGAGGGTCTGGAGGCGGTGGTAATGGTGGTGCTTCTCCTGTTGCTGGAACTACTAATATAGGTGGAGGCGGCGGCGGCGGTAATAGTGGAGTAAATGGTGCTGCAGGTGGTTCAGGTGTAGTCATTCTTTCCGTACCTACATCTAATTATTCATCTACAACAACAGGTTCACCAACCGTAACAACTTCAGGTTCTAACACAATTATTACATTTACAGCCTCTGGCTCATATACAGGATAAAAAATATGTCACATTTTGCAAAAGTTTTAGACGGTAAAGTAGTACAAGTAATAGTAGCAGAAAAAGAATTCTTTGATACATTTGTAGACTCAAGTGCAGGTACTTGGTTACAAACATCATACAACACACATGGTAATCAACATCCAGAAGGCAGACCTTTAAGAGGTAACTATGCTGGTATTGGCTATACATATGATGCTACTAATGACGTATTCTACGCACCTCAACCATTTCCATCATGGATACTAAACAATACAACATGGTTATGGGAAGCACCTGTAGCAATGCCTACAGACGGTAAAGTATATAAATGGAATGAATCCATTACTAACTGGGAAGAAGTAACACTTTAAGGAGTCATAAATGTTTGGCATAAGTGCATTTTCCCAAAGCCCATTTAGTGCACTAGCAGGCGGACAAACACAATTAGGTGTAGCAGTTATAAATGCTGTTGCTAGTGTTACAACAAATGCTACTAGACAAAGACTTGGCACAGGTGTTATAAATGGCAATGCTTTAGTAACAAGTAATGCTACAAGAACAAGATTAGTTTCAGGTGCTATAAATGGCACAGCAAACGTTACTGGAAGTGCATTAAGAACTAGAACAGTTAGTGGCTCTATAAACGCATTTGCTTCTATAACCATAAATGGCTTCTCATTTGCGTATGCTAGTGGTGCTATATTTGCTAATGCAAGTATTGTAGCAACAGCAAGAAAAACAACAAGTGCTATAGGTGTTATTAATGCTAATGCTAATGTTACAAGTATTGCATATCGTGCAAGATTATTTAGCGGAAGTATAAACTCCAATGCTACAGTAAGTGCTAACGGTAAAGGCATATATAATAGACAAGGTGTTATTAACGCTAACGCTAATGTATCTAGTGCCGCACAAAGAACAAGAACAAGTAATGCTGTTATAACAGCTAATGGTACTGTTACAAGTATTGCTAATAGAATTAGATTCTGTGTTGGTTCTATTAATGCTACAGCCACAGTAAGTGGTTTAGGTGGATTACAATATAGTGGTAATGCTAGAATTACATCTTATGCCAATGTTATATCATTAGGCAATGTAAGATATAGTGGTAAAGGCTCTATAAGCACTACAGGTTTTGTATACGCTAAAGGATACAGACTTGGTGAAGAATGGAGCACATCTACAGCAGGAGCAGAAACATGGACAAATGTATCTGTGGGTACAAATACATGGACAGCAATAACAGCAGGTACAGAAACATGGTCTGACGTAACAGTAGGTTCAAATACATGGACAAATGTTGCAGCAGGTAACGAAACGTGGTTAAGACAAGGGTAAAAAATGGCAAAGACAAAAATTAGTGAATATGATGCAACCGCAGGTAATAATACTGATATTAATAGTATTAACATAGACGAAGGTTGCTCACCATCTGGCATCAATAATGCTATTCGTGCATTAATGTCACATCTAAAAGCATGGCAAGGTGGTACAAGTGGTGATACATTGTCAGTATCATCTGGTGGTACAGGTGGCACAAGTGCTAGTACTGCTAGAACTGCTTTAGGTCTTGCTATTGGTACAGATGTATTAGCACCTCCTTCAGGCACAGCTATTTTAAAAGCTAACTCTGGTGGTGCTTTAGCAAATGCTACAGTAGGTACAGATTATGTTGCACCAGCTACAGCTACTTCTTTTACTGCTAAACAAACATTTACAGGTGCTGCAGATACTATTTCATCTAAATTTGTAAACGCTTTAGAAGGTATTACTGTTTCAGCTACTGCAGCAACAGGCACTATTAATTATGATGTAACAACACAATCAGTTATTTATTACACATCTAATGCAAGTGCAAATTGGACAGTAAACTTTAGAGCTTCTAGTGGAACTTCTTTAAATACAGCTATGGCTACAGGCGAAGCAATTACAGTTGTTTTTGCTATAACTCAAGGCTCAACTGCATATTATAATAATGCTGTAACGATAGATGGTACAAGTGTTACTCCAAAATGGCAAACTGCATCACCAACTTCAGGTAACGCATCTGGAATAGATATTTATTCATATACCATTATTAAAACTGGTTCAGCTACATTTACTGTGTTAGCTTCTCAAGCTGCATTTGTTTAAGGATTAGGAATGCCATTACTATCAAGATTTGCTGTTTCTGCTGCTAGAGGTTATGGATTAATTTCTCGTGGTCGTACATCTGTATTTGTTTCATATCTTATTGTAGCAGGTGGTGGCGGTGGAGGAAGTGGATTAGGTGGCGGTGGTGGTGCAGGTGGTTTATTATCTGACACATCTGTATCTTTAAACTCTGGAACTACATACACTTTAACTGTAGGTAGTGGTGGAGCAACAAATAGTAATGGTTCTACTTCATCTATAAGCGGAACAGGATTTACTACTATATCAGCTATAGGTGGTGGTTCAGGTAGCGGTAGTGTATCAGGAGGTTCTGGTGGTGGTGGTAAAGGTGGAACTACCACTTCATTTGCAGGTGGTGCTGGAACATCTGGTCAAGGTAACAATGGTGGTAGTAATTTTACAGGTGCAAACTATGGAGCAGGTGGTGGTGGTGGAGCTGGTGCTGTAGGTGGTTCAGGTGGCGGATATAATTCTGGTAATGGTGGTACTGGAACTGCAAATTCAATTACAGGTTCTTCAGTAACATACGCAGGTGGTGGAGGCGGTGGTGGTTCTCCATATATTTCAGTAGGTTCTGGTGGCTCTGGTGGCGGAGGAACAGGTCAAGCATCTGCTATAGGTACTGCTGGTACAGCTAATACAGGTGGCGGTGGTGGTGGTGGTGGGCAAGGTAGTTATGATGGCGGTGCTGGTGGTAGTGGTGTGGTAATATTATCAATACCAACTACTAAATATACTGGTATTACAACTGGTTCACCAACTGTTACAACATCTGGTGCTAATACTATATTAAAATATACAGCTACTGGTACTTATAGAGCTTAACAGCAACAGATGATAAACAATATGTATAGAATGAAAAAACTCAATTTTGGAATGAACAAGTTTAAGGGTTATAATGACTATTAAAAGATTACAGTTTACCGAATGGAAGCCAGACCAACCAGCTATCGGTGACAGCCTTAATGACGCTAAAAATGTTGTTCCTGTATTATCTGGATATGCTCCATTTCCTAGTGCATCTAATTTATCTAACGCTGCTAGTGAAAGTCTTAACAATGTATTTGTAGGTAAAATTGGTGATACAGTTCAGTTATTTGGTGGTGGTGCTTCTAAACTATTTAAGTTTGATGCTACTAACCTTGCTATGACAGATGTATCTAAAACTGGTGCTTATAGTAGCACTGTGCGTTGGCAATATGCACAGTTTGGTTCTGTATTATTAGCTGCTAATTATCATGAGCCTGTACAGGCATGGACTTTAGGTGTTTCTAGCACATGGCAAGATTTAGGCACATATATTAATGGCACTTATACAAGAACACTTACAGTTGTTACAGTAACTACATCTACTGCACATGGTTTAACTACTGGTAGCACATATAAAATTTACTTTAAAACAGGTGGTGCATTATCTGGTAACTATGTTATCACATCTACAGGCTCAACAACATTTACTTTAAGTACTGCAGCTAGTGGCACTATTGCTTCAAGCAACATGAGTGTATATACATCTTCTGCACCTACTGCTAAATATGTAACGGTAGTTCGTGACTTTGTAGTTTGTGCAAACATATTAGATACACCAAATAAACTTCAATGGTCTGACATTGCTAATGAAAGCAATTGGACTTCTGGTAACGCATCACAATCTGACTTTCAGTTGATTGCTGACGGTGGCAATATTACTGGTTTAACAGGTGGTGAAATTGGTATTGTATTCCTAGAAAAAGCTATTTATCGTATGCAGTATATTGGTAGTCCTTACTTCTTTCAGTTTGATGCTATATCACGCAATCTTGGATGTATAGAAGGTAACTCCATAGCACAATATGGTGGTATGTCTTACTTCTTATCAGATGATGGATTCTA